ATATTCAAGGCAATACCAAATTAATGAGAACAAAGGTTACAACAAAAAAGAGGAACAATATCGTCAGACCTTGCAAGAGATAAAGGCTATTGCGGAATGTAATTGTGGTTACTGTAAAAATTGCAGATGTCCTAGAATGGATAATATTTTAGACCTTATTACCAAAGCGGAGGAAGAATGGAAATAAATAAATACATAATACGGAATTGTCCTGCAATATATGGTATTGATGATGGCTTCCTTTGTAGCTATAGAGAAAATGAAGAAGATGAAAAATACTGTTATGACTGTACCGACTGCAAATTAAAGCAGATTGTAGAGTTATGCAAAGAAAATTTAAACTCTTTAGAAACTTATGTTGATATAAGAAGCCTTGAATGTACTACCTTACAAAATATTTTAAAACTATTAGACATACAGGAGATAACAGATGAACGAGAACAATAAAGAACCTAGCGAACTATATAAGAAATTAAAATGTATGATTGAAATGTCATACGAGAAAAGTTTAGACGAGGAGGACAAACAATATTATGATTACGAAAAGATGTAGACGTCAGACAATATCAGATAGCAAGATAACGGATGACGTATTTGAAAAGATATTAGAAAAGTTTTTATACAGTCGAGATGATATAACTAATATCACACAGAGAGATATAATTGAGTTCTCTCTACCATTAAAACTCTCTAACTTAACAATAGCTAGATTAGTAACAGCTTTAATAGAAGACAGTAATGCTACAGCTGGTAGTATTAATCAGGCCATAAGAGCTATAGAGAAAAGTAAAGCAAACTCTAACAAAATGTTGAATGAGTTAATAAGCAAACTGGAAGGAGAATCTTAGATGAAACCTACAGAAGTTATGAACCTTCATGACTTTAGAGAATATCTGACCTATCTTAAATCTTCAGGTAACGACAGTGATGGTATTATATTCTGCTTTGGTACATCCTTTATTAGTAGAATAATAATAGCAAAGACTAGATTGTCATACGGAGAAATAGTACCGAGTCATGTAGCTATGAAGATTGGAGATTTCTTATTTGAGAGTACTTCAGCCCCTGAAGTTGTAGGTAAGAAGACTATACCTCCTGGAGTTAGAAGATACCTCTTAACAGATTTCTTTAAAGCTGAACAATTTAAACAAACGGATTACGCATTCTATCCTTGCAAACTAGATAGAGACGTGGCAGAATCATACATACATTTACCATACGGTAAAGATATAATACTTGATTACTTGTTAAGAGATGGCAGCTCAGGAAGTAAGAATGGCCTGATATGCAGTCAGTATGGTAATAGAGTATCAAGATTAATAACTACAAAAGATGTAGTAACACCAGCAGAATTATACAGGGAGGCATGCAAATAAAATGTTTTATAAAATTAAAATAAATAAAAATACGTTAAAGTTTTTAAGTATAGTTAAGAAACCTAGTAAACCTGAAAAAGATATAATGTATCTAACTGAAGAAGACTTCATGAAACTTAGTCCTGATGCGGTTGAGAACTATCCTCTATCTGAGGAAGGTGTACCAGTAAAAAGAAAAAGGAGGATATAATGGAAGACATTAGATATTGGATAGAATTATCTAGGGAGATTCAGATAAAATTAAACAGATTAGAAGAAGATTACCTTAGTTTATTAGATGAAGCAGTTGAACTTCTCGAAGAAAGATTCGAGTTAAAAGCTAAGATTAAAAAATTAGAGGAGGCGAATAAATGAAGATTTATAAATTTTATAGCGTAAGAAATCTTGCAGAAAATTGGAGAGACCCTGATGAGATTGTTTATGGAGATGAATTTTATTCAAAATCAATGCAAGTAATGGAGCGACATGTATTAAAACTTCTCAAGGACAGTTATCCAGATTTGGAGCTACCTAAAGAAATTAAATTAGATAAAAAAGGTAAATGGTCTTTTGGTATTATTGGTTCTTGGATGCCGACATATTATGTTAAAGAAATAAAATGCAAATAAGGAGGTTGAATAGATGATTAGACATTATTGCGATAAATGCGGAAAAGAAATAACGAAAGATGGCGATAGTAAATTTATCGAGATAACAAGCATGCCATTTGGAAGGCCTGTATTTACCGATTATAGCTTTGAATTATGTAATGATTGTCTCGAAGGGATGGCCGAATATCTCTGTACAGAAATTAGATTTGATGAAACTACAGATGTAAATAAATCTTAACACTAATTTTAAAGGATTAAAATAATAAAATGATAAAACAATATAAAGGTCAAAGGACACATAGGAAGCTGATGGTTAGGCCAATGGCAGATGACAAAGATTATCGCCAAAGATTATTATTTAAGGCCTTAAAACCAGACCAACCATTTAATGAGATATATACATTATCGGTATACAATGACTATAATCGGAAAACTATAGTAGTAACATTCAATGATGGTGGAGAAATAATTAAGCGAGAATTAAAGACTAGAAAGATTGATTCTCGTAAGCAAATATATATAACTTATAATGATTATAGATATTTACTGGTAAGTAAACTAACAAAATATTAAGAATTATAAACAAAACACTTGACAAATAATTAATAATCGTTTATAATGTTAATGGGTAAACATATATAGTGTAAATACTTTTTTTATTCCATGGGGAGGTTTTTCAAAAAATTTACCCTCCCCCTTTTCTTTAAAACAATTAAACAAATTTATAAGGAGATGATTAAATGACAGTAAAGGCAAAATGCGCAAAGTGCGGAGCAGAAGTAGAATTGAATGACAATTATAAAAGCTTCGTTGAAAAGTATCCAGAAAGAGTAACATGTTTTAAATGTAAAAAAGCTGGAGGAAAATCAGCAGCTAAAGCTACAAAAGTAGCGGAGGAAAAAGTGGAAACAACACATAAGCGTACTTGCGGAGAGTGCGATAACTCTGTATCTGCTAAAAAATTTAAAGAAGTTTATCACGAATTTAAAGAAGTGTTCGGAGATGAACTTGATGATGTTAAAGACTACATTGGTGGTTGGGTTAGTACAATCATCATACAAGGAAGTAAAGCAAAGAAGTAATAGGAATATAAAATGATTAAGCATAGATATCATATAACCTTACACTTATATAATTATCAGCATGAACCTGTGTCTGTTTATATACCAATCGACGAAGAAGAGTATACTCAGATTACAAATGGACATCAATATGATGTCGTTCATAAATACATATATGAGGATAGTAATAAAACTCAAAAGCGAGATTGAACTAAAAATGAAAGAAAGTATTATTGATAAAATAGTAATTGATACAAAGATTAATCTAAGACGTATTAAAGAAAAGATAAATGCAAACGTAAATGGAAAACTCAGAACAAAACAAGATAGAAATAAGTAAACGACTTCAGGCTATTGAAGATGAATTAAAAGATTTTGAAATCCTTATAAGGGTTAATAATCTTTTGATGAGTAAATTTATTTTGCAAATATCAAACTTAACAAAAGAATATAATCTTCCTAAGCGTGTAACATTCTTCAGGTTTGAACTATTAAAAGAAGATTACGACTCATTAGTTGAAGAGTTCGGAAAACAGGAAACAGATAGAGCGTTATATCGCTTAGATAGATTATTGATTCAAAACAAACAACAATGTCCTAATAATATACGCAAGTATATAAGGAACAGATTAATTAAAAGACGTTCAGATATAAGGGCAAAAGAAAAACAAGATGGCGAAGCCTAACGAAATAAACAGTAATAAGAAGTATCTTTCGAGATGCCACTACTACGGCAAACTTCTGGATTGGGAGTTTGTTGAAAGTGCTATGGTACTAAAGCTTGAGGTATACAGTGCTACAGAATATTTCGGAGGTAGTTCAACTATCCGTATATATGTACCTACAGACCTAGAGCAACACATGGCCGAGTCTTTAGTTATAGGATTGAACTACTATGTTATAGCTGCGCCATATAAAGTACATTTTAAAAAGAAGTATAAACATAGGGTCGATTTACTTCTACAGATATTTGAAGAGGTATTATAGTGTACATAGACTTGTTAATATTTACATTCAACGCTATTCTACTAGGAGTATTCTTAACACATGGCGAGTAAATTACCTCAGGGAAATGACATTTACGATTTGTTGATAGACTTAATAATGGGTCTATCTCCTAAGCAAGCCAAGAAGTTATATAATTATCTATTGCCTCAATATACTAATAGAGGCAAAGTAAAGTTGTATAATGAGAATGGAGAAGAAGACCCTGAAGGCAAAGTAAGACTAACCCCAGCTCAGTACCGTGCAATACGGACTAACTTTGGGGATACTTACATGAAAAGAGCTTTTAGGGAAATAACAAGCTATATAAATTTTTTAGAAGAGCATGTGAATGATAAGACAGAGTACAAGCAACGGCTCAAGAAATACAACTCTGAAACTCATAATATGTTATTGACCTCTGGCTGGGTATATGATAAGCATAAAGATTATATAATAAAAGACAGGCCAAACATAAACGTAAACCCATTCCTTATAGAAGATTTTGCTACGGCAAAGAAATATATAGAAAGTATTCCCGAATCAATGAGAGACAGTATGGATGTTCAAATGCTCCTTCTTAAATTCCCTTCTCTCTTAGATGAATAGAATGGATGGACACTACTCTTTTCAAAAGGACTTCCTTGCATAAATGACTCAAGACGAAAACATAAAAAGACGAAAATTAAAACCAACCCCCCTCCTAGACGGAGTGGAGGAAATTCGTCAAGATTTTGAAGAGCGTATTGCGCAAGGGGATACTACATACGGACTAGAAATACTTGATGATTACGTTGAAACAATTAGAAATGGGAGTATAACGTTTATCATAGCTGCGCCTAACACAGGTAAGAGCTTGTGTGGCCAGTTAATAGCGGTTAATTTAGCTAAGCAAGGAAAAAAAGTATTGATATGCTCTTGTGAAATGGGAGCTGGCCTGTTAATGGAAAGACAGTTAAAGAACCTTACAGGCACGTCCATGAAGCAATTAAGAGAGTTATACTCATCCCGAAGAGACGTAGCAAACAGAATAATGGATAGTGTAATAGAAGATGAAAAGTATCATTACTTAACCAATATAGATATATGCGAAACTGGTGGGGCAACGGTAGAAGACATGATTGAAATGTTTGAAGCCTTTCCAGAGTTTGAATATATAATAGTTGACTACATTCAAAGAATAAGAGGAACAGGAAGCGAATATGAAAACATAACACACGCAGCTAGGGAGTTGCAAACTTACGCAAGACAAACAGGTAAAAAGCTTATTGTATGTTCTCAAGCATCTAGGGCTTCTAATCAGGAAGCTCAAGGGCAGACTAAAAAAGATACTAAAGATGGAATGAAAATTAGAGGTAAAGGTTCTGGCTCTATCGAAGAGGATGGAGACGTAGGCTTAGCCTTAATGGAAGACTTTCAAGGTGGAGAAAAGTATATCTTAATGACTCTTTTTAAGAACCGCTACGGAGCTGGTAAGAATATAACTTACCGATACAAATTAGACAATAGATTAAACTTCGTATTACAGGATAAAGTGGTGATATAAAATGAGTTTCTTAAAATTACCTAACATGATTCAAAGGGCTTTGTTTCTTCTACAAGCCTTAAATCTTCCAGAAGCTAGAAAACTAGCTCAGGGTATAATGTATCTCTGGAGAGAATTTTACATTAAGACGAGTATAACTCCGAAGATTCAATTCTTTACCGTAGAGTTTAAATACAAGGATGAAACATTAAATACATTTAGGATTGAAGACTTAAAGGATTTAAACAAGATTATAGACAAGTTAAAGACAAGTAGAATAGATAAGGAGAATAATTAAATTGGAAGACCCTATTAAAAAAGTAAATGAAGAGATTGAAATACTTGAAAGTAAAATAGTCAAAGGCCAAAAGACAGTTAAATACGATTTAACTGATGATGGAAAAGGAAAGAAATATGATAGCGGTAAGCCAATGGTAGGTACTCTTATCAATGTATTTCCTGACGCTCTCTTGGCGGTTGGTGCTTGCATTGAGTTCGGTACGCACAAGTATCCAAATCCCAATAACTGGAAGCAAGTAGAAGGAGCAGACAAAAGATACCAAGACAGTTTAATGAGACATTTGATAAAACATAATCTTAACGAGACTAAAGATAGGGAAACAGGATTACCTCACTTAGCTCACATGGCTTGGAATGCTTTAGCTATACTAGAACTATATCTTATGAAACATCCTGAAATAGTAGAGGAATATCTTAAATAATGCAGTTTAAAAACGATAAAGATTTAAATGATTACGTGCTAGCTTTTATGAAAAAGCATAGCTCATTTATTCATTTATTGGTAGACAAAGTAGCGTATAAAAGAGCTGAATATAAAGACTTAATGCAAGACGTATTCATTATATTAAGAGATAGGATAAAATATTATGACCCAACTAGAACCCCTAACGAATTAACATATCTAGGTACTGTCTTAAAAGATGCGTTATTCAGAAGGGCAAAAGCTTATGAGTTAGTACACCTTCCAGAATATAGATATCGAGAATGGAATATGTATAAAAAAGGAGAAGATACATCTCCAAGGGCTTTTGAATCCTTTCAGCTAGTAGAAAAAATATCTATTACTAAAAATATTCAGCAAGATATATTTGAACATGACTCAAATAAATTTAAAGAGCATGCAATATATATAGAAGATAAAGATAAGAAATTATTTAATGATTGGTTAAAAAATAAAATAAAAAATACTATAAGTAAATTTTCTGACAGAGAAAAGTATATACTAGATAGATATTACGGACTAGACGGAAAAGAACCAGAGATATTATTAGACATAGGTAAATCATTAGGATTAAGCCTTGAAAGAACAAGACAAATTAAAATAAGAGCACTTAAAAAATTAAAATCAAGAATAGAAAATTATTATAACGAAAATATAGGAGACCTCTTTTATGACTAAAAAGAAAGATAAGGAAGTAGTTAAACCTACTGAAGAGCAAGACTTAACTATGACAGAATCTAAGATGGTAATAGGTAAAGTTACATTTACCTTCTCACTTACCGAGGATGAAGCAAATGCAGTGTTATATAAACCAAAAGGCCAGATAGCCAGAAATCTCAGAAAGTATATGAATGGTATACTACAGGAGGCAGCAAAAAGATTCAAAGAAGATTCAAATGTTAAGGAATGTAAAGAATCTAAAGAATAAGGCTTGTAATTTTTCATTAAATCGTTTATAATGAAAATGTAGTTAATTTGGAGATATACCTAATGAAAAGAACAGTTGCCTTATTAGATTATGATGGCTATATATGTAAAGCATATTATGCAGGCCTAAAAGAAAATGAACAGTTTAAGGTACTATCTGACCTAGTTCAATCCGCTATAGATAGAACGGCAGAATACTTTAACGTCGACAAAGATGATGTAGAATTAATAAGAGTTATATCTGGACATACTTTTAAGAAAGACATCTATCCATCATATAAACTTACAAGAAAGAAAGACGAAAACTTAGGAAAGTTCAGGGAGTATATTAAATATAAACTCAAAGATGAACTAACCTGCGTGCAAAACTTAGAAGCTGATGACGTCTTAGTTTTATTGCAAAAACATCTTAATATTGAAGATAACTGTATTGTATTTAGTGATGATAAAGACCTTAGATATTATTCTTACAGATATTGCAAACTAAACACTGATAACGAAGTACAAACAAATGACTTAGAAGCTATTATGAATGTATATGCTCAGATGTTAGCAGGAGATTCTGAAGATAATGTTAAAGGTATTCCTAGAATGGGAATGAAGACAGCTCTTAAATATCTTAATGAAAATATTAATCCTGATGAAGACATTATTAAAACAGTAATAAGATGTTATAGAGACAAAGGTATTGATATTGATAATTGCTTAAGAGATATTTTATTAGTTCTTCCTGTCGGCTGTATGTATTTAAAAGATTTCGACACTCCACTTCTTTTAACTACAGGCTTATTAGAACCAGAACAAGAATTAGATATAGATGTTATATCTGCAAGAATGATTTCAGACCAATTAATAAGTTTAAATAAAATAGTTAAGGAGGTATACCTTGAAAAGATGGATTAAAAGATTTATAGCATTTCTTATAGCTTGGATTTCATTACAGCTTATGATGATGCAACCAAGCCAAGGAATGATTATAGCAGGGTATTACCTACTCCTAGCTGAAATAAGCGCAGTAATATATATGATAGTTATGACAATTATAGGAGGCTTCTCAGGTGGCAAGAAGTAAACAAGTAGAAATAAAAGAAAAAGAAGAATGTATTAAAAAAGCAAGAGACTCAAAAGATTATGAGGTAATGCTCCTCGAAATGCTAGAAGAAGAATTTAATAAAAAGGAAAATAGTTAAATGGATTTTGAAGAAATAGAACAAATATCTAGACCAGTAACACATAGGCTTACAGCTAATCTTGATGCTATAAAAGACACTTGCGATATAATGCGAGACCTAATAGATGATACTGATTGGAACTTAGCATTTAGAGCTACGGCATGTATTACTATGATTGAAATGGTAACTGGAGTAGAATGTGGAATTAAAAGGTTCTTAGACTTTCTAGATGATGAAGCTAAGCGACAACTAAAAGGAGATTTATCGGATGATTAGAAACAGAAAAATTGAAGATATTGACATTCAATTAAAAGATGCTACAATCATTATTGGCTCTGATGTTCACATTCCTTTTCAGGATAATAAAGCTGTAGATGCTTTTATTAAAAGATGTTCAGAATCTGGAGGAGCTGTAGGGAAGCAAGTAATCATTCTTAACGGAGATGTTATTGATATGTTTATGCTATCCAGATTTACTAAGGGAGAAGGAAGAAACCCTATGCAAGAAATTGAGATGTGTAGAGATTTCTTAGCTAGAGTTCGTAAGGCTGCGCCAAAAGCAGACATTTATTATGTAATCGGAAACCATGAACAAAGATTAGAAAAATATGTACTTACTAAAGCTCCAGAACTAGCTTCATTAATAGAAGATGTTTTCAGTATTATTAAGGTTAAAGACTTTGATATAAAGGGCTGCGGTTCAATTACAATCAATGATAATTTATACATTAAGCACGGAACTCTTTTAGGTAATAAGTCAGGCCTCTCAGCTATTAAGGAGATGGAAAACTCTTACATGTCAGGAGCTTCGGGTCACACTCATCGGCTATGTAAATATATAGCTAGAAAATCAGGTAAGAAGTTCTTCTGGCTAGAAACTGGATGTTTATGCGACATGAACCCAGACTATATGATATTCCCGAATTGGCAACAGGGCTTTGCTGAAATCAGAATAGAAAATGGGAAAGCTAAAAAAGCTGAAGTAATAGAAATAGAAAATGGAGAAATACTGTAATGCTATATGTAATTAAAGACGTAACTATTTGCCCTATAACAGGACACGTACATACGAAAGTTATTAAAATTGTTCAAACAGAATACGAAGCTCTTGAATATCTTAAGAACCCTGAAACGTTAAAACAATTTAAAGGCGATATTAAAATTGATAAGGTAATCTTATAATGAATAGCAACGATAATGTAGATGATATTGAAATAACAAGAGAGATGTTAGAGGCTGTAGCAGAAGCCCAATTATATAGGGAAGATGTTGAAATAGCTCTAAAATCTTTTGTTGGAAAGATAACATCTAAACAACTTAAAAATTTATATCGGAGGATACTTCAACATCCAGACCTACCTAAGATTAAGGAAGAGTTTATTAAGGTTGAAGAAATGACATTGATTGATGATGATGTTAATACTATCAACTTGGTATATAATAAGTTATTAAAGAAAGCTCAGTTTGATGGTAAGTATGATGTAGTAGCTAAGATACTTGACAAGATAAGACAATTAAAATCCATTGATAATACAGAAATGGAATTTAAAATTATCTTTGAAGGAGACGATTTACAGGAGTAATATGCAGCTAGGATTCTTTAAAATATTTGCATTATGCAGAGATAATAAAAGATTATTTAACATTGATAATCCAGATAGGACTATCGGTATTTATGATGCAAAAAGGTATACCTTTAAAGAAGCTAACAAATTAGCTAAAGCTATGCACTCCAGAGTATCTGTATTGCTTGGAAATGTAATAGGTGATACGAAACTTATATGTCTTGACCTTGATGATTGCTACTTAGATAATGGAGCTATGGAATCTGAAACTAAAGAATTTATAAAAGAGTTTAGGGATGATGAATGGGAAAACTCCAATTCTGGAACAGGTATGCATATCTATATCTTAACCAAACTAGACCTTGAAACATTTATAGTGAAAGATATGGAAGGATGTAAAAGCTTTGAATGTTATACGAATAAAAGGCATATAATGACAACTACTTTTGACTTTGCTAAGACGTCATTAAATGTAGGGGAACATGATGAATTTCTTCAACAACTATATGAAAAAGCTGCGAGCAAAAGGAATATTCCTACGTTCAAAGAAGATATTATCAGAGAATTTGATGGGAAAGAAGTACGGAATGAGCAGGATTTTAATTCTGTATTCTTTAATCGTCAACCAGTAACAGACATGCGCACCCTAAGAGGTTTAGGATATAAAGACCCTATGATTATAGAGTGTATAGATGCAGTACCTTCTACAGTAGACCAATCAGCTCATGATGCAAAACTTGTGCGAAAGTTAATGTATTATTGTCTTTCATTTGATGCTGCTTGGGAAATGGCTAAGAAAACTAATTACTATAAAGCTAAGGACACTTATCATAAGATAAAGTTTGATAAGCCAGAATATAAAGAGAGAACAAGAAAGTTTATCGAAAGAGGCACAGTAAGAGAACCGTATCAAGGAGGTCATATCTAAATGGCAGAGAATAAAAAGAAGAAGAACCAGAAAGTAAACGAAAATATGGATAGAGATAACATCGGATTTGATTTCGATTGTTCTTTAGTTTACTCTTTTCGTAAAAAGTTCTTCGCTGGTGATATTCCTCCTAAAATAGAAGACATGCTGATTGCACACTTACTAAGATGTAAGGAATGTAATAAAAAGTATATAGAGTATGCTGAAACTATAGGGGTTCATAATTTTAATATACAGAGATATGCCCTGAGATTTTTCAAGAAGTACGGGCATAGAGAGACCTCTAACGTTAAAGACTGGTTAATTGAGACCAGAGATAAGAAACTAGAAGAGGCTCTATCTCAAAAATGGACTCAGGCAGCTAAGGAATTTGACATAAATCAATTAATGAATATGAAAGCATTCAGAGATTTATCTCAAGAATATGCTAGTCCTACAGGGGAAGATTATACAGACTTTTATCAGCACTTAGCTTTAAAGTTTGCTAAACGAATTGATTTTTTGGAATTATGTTTATTTAAAGAATATAAGGAGAAGCCAGATGAAAAGTAAAGACAATATAAAGAGTGATTGTACAAATTGTCTATACTTTGATATAGAAACATTTTATGGTGTCTGTAATAAACATGGTGTAATATTGAATAATGTAAAGCCTTGCGAAGATTATGAGGAGGATATTAATGAGAAATCTTAATTTATACGATTTAATAGTATGCGATATAGATGATACATTAATCTATGGATTCTGGACAGATTTAATGAGGCATACTTGGGATATGTTTCACTCTCCTAAGTTATCTGCTGTTCTAATGGCTTTGCAAGATTGGTTTAATCTCTATAGGGTAAATGAGAAATTAAGATATATGATTAACAACTCTAAAACTCCTATTGTATTCTTGACCGTAAGAGCTGAAAGTAAACATACGTTTAATATCCTTAATAAGATACTAGACCCAGAAAGAGGCTTTGAGCTAATGGCTCTGGGTACTGATTACGGTTTTATAGAGAAACCCGAATTTGTATTGCAACAATTATCAGATAACCCAGATATACTATTAATAGATGATAGCGATTGTATCAGAGCTAATACTGAAGATTTAGGTGTAGACGTTCTAGACCCTAGACTACTTTTATTAGAAAGGTATTATGCATAATGAAAATAACTAAGTATAAACTACTACCCTCCCAGAAAAAATTCCTCTTTGGCTTCTCCAAAAAACTACTAAACCAAACGGATGCTGAGGGCAACAGCAAAATATATCAGGATATATCTCTCTACCAAGGAGGAATGGGTAGTGGTAAAACTTTCATCGGTTCAATAAGAGGTTTATACTTTGCCTTAAAGTGGCCTGGATGTAGAGGTCTCGTAGGTGCTAAGTCTCAAGACTTGCTAGATAATACTACCAAAAGAAAGTATCTAGAACACATGGAGAATATCGGGTTAAAGGAAGATGTTCATTGGTGGTATAAAGACAGAAAGCAAACTATTGTATTCAAGAATGGTAGCGAAATAAGATTTAAAACCTTGTCCGATTGGGAGCAATTCATGTCAGAAGAATTTACATGGATAGAGTTCGAGGAAGCTTCATTCTTGGAAGAGATAGTATTTATAAAGCTTATTACTCGTCTACGTCAGATGAAACATGACGATTGGGATGGGTACTATAGAAGTTTATTTATGCATACTAACCCTCAAGGAAAAAGAGGATGGCTTAATAAACACTTTATTAACCCTAGAACTAGAAAGAAATCTTATAGATATGTTCATGCTAGTACAAGAGAAAACTATCATCTAGGTTCTGAATATGTAGAGATGCTAGAGGAATTATACTCAGCTGAGCAAGCAGCAGAGATGATAGAAGGCCTAGACTTAGATTATGATAATACTGTAGCATTCCCTCAATTTACAGAGGATAATGTTATTGAGCATATCGAATTTGATAAATCAAAACCTCTTGTATTATCTTGTGACTTTAACTACAACCCTATGTGTTGGTATTTAATGCAAGAAAGAGACGGAGTTTGGTATGTATTAAGAGAATTAATTAACCAATCTTTAACTACCCTAGAGATGTGTAAGTTAATCCAACCGATTGTAGATGAGGTGGGAATAAGGAAAATGGTAATAATGGGAGACTCTCACGGTCGAGATAAGAAGACTAATGGCAGCGATTACTCTGTAATGATAGCCTACTTCGGACAATTAGGATATGATATAACATTAAGAGTCCAGAAGTCTAACCCATTAATTAAAGAAAGACTTGCAACATTAAGAGGTGTTATAAAGAATGCTAAAGGAAAGATAAGACTATTTGTAGATTCAAGCTGCAAACATTTATTATATAACTTTGAGGAATGTAAAAATCAACTTGCTAATGGTGGATTGAAGATTCCTACGGATTCAGAAATACAAGCAGACCCTAACAAGTTATTCTTAGTCCACCCTATTGATGCTATCTCTTATCCTATATGGTTTTTACATAGTTTAAGGGCTATGGCTGGAGAAGGAGAAGAATTGTAAATTTTTGTTACGATTTTTCTTCAATCAGTTGAAAACGATTTCAAAATATTTTATAATGTTAATATGTACAAAGGAGTAATATTTTATTATGCCAGATGAAAAATTAACAATTAAACAACAATGGTATGACCTCTCAAAATACAAAGATGAGATTGCAAGCTTTGTAAAAACTAAGAGAGTTCAGTTGAATATTAACTCTAAAGCTGAGGAAAATTATAATAAATTCTATCGCTCAATATTTTCTGGAGCAGAAGAATCTGACAAGGAAAGATACCCTCACATGGCAGAACTATTTAAGGTTTATAAATCTGCTATACTCGAAAGCTCTCTTCCTGGTTATTCAGCTTTATTAGTTATTCAAGGTGATGATGCCTATTCAACAATGAAAGTACCAGAACTTAGAAATGCTATGTTAGACCAGTTTAAGAGTATGAGCCTCTTAGAGAGATTATCAGGGGATTACGTCGATGATTGGATTCTTAAAGGTGAAACAGCTGCGTTCTTAAAATATAAAGAAACTAAAGAAGAGTGGAGAATGAAGCAGACTGTTGAAGATGGCGAGACTGGTGAAAAGCTTATGAGCTTCACACTCAAAGAAGGTGTAACTTATGAAGATATTGACATTGAAAGAATAGACCCATTTGATTTATTCATTGATGCGATTGATTACGACAGAGACCCTCTTGGATGTGTTAAGGTAGTAAGAAGTTACATTGATGCTAAAACATTATTAACTTCAGATGCTTACCCTCTTTTGTCTAAAGAAGATAAGGAAGCTATTCTTAATAAACAACAAACAAGAAACGGTTCTGATAGTAATTTATATTTCAGATGGGATATAGCTGAAGACCCTAAAAGAACCATGGCAAGAACTAACAGAGACCAGATTGAAGTTCTTACATTCTATGGCGATTATATTACTGATGACTATAAAGTTTTATCAAACATTAAAGCTGTAGTTATAGATGGCAGAGCAGCAGAAATTAAGTATAATGATTCCAGCACTCCTAGAATTATTTATGCTGGATATAAAATAGATAGACAGACTCACAGAGGCATCTCTCCTTTATGCTCAGGTTTACCTATCAACAGACTTGTTAATAAAGCAGTTGATTTATTTATTAAAAACCTTGATGATGTAGCCAACCCAATTATGATGTGGCAAAAGGGCACATTTAACAAAATGCAAGCCAGAGAAGCCAGAAAAAATAGAGAACTGGAATTTACATCACTTGAGCAAAAGCCAGAATTTTTCGCTCCTCCAATGGTAGGTCAAAACGGCATTCCTATTATTCAGATGTTATTAGATGAAAATAAGAACATGCTTGGCTTAAATTCATATATGGCTGGAGATGCTTCGGGAGCTGTTAGAACAGCAGAAGAAAGTGCTATCTTATTCCAAAAAGCTAACGCTAGAATGAGAGTAGAAACAGATGTATTCTCTTATAGATTCATGCTTCCATTGTTCGTAAGCTTCTATGGATTAAACAGAGAATTGGCACTTGCCTTTGAACATCCGCTTAAAGAAATTTATGCTGATGAACAATTAAAAGTAACTATATCTACTAATGCTGCTAAGGCTGATAAAGAAGGAGAATTGAATAGATTGATGCAAATGTTGAACTTGCCAATCGCCCAAATGATATTCTCTAACCTAAGCCCTCAACAGATTATAGTAGCTGTTAGATACTTAATGGCTAAAGCAGATTTGAATGATGCAGATAATTTACTTGAATTAGTTGATAGTGAAGGGAACACAAACACTCCTCCTCCAGATGCTGAGGATAATAATGGAGCTACTCCTCCTCCTACTCAACCAACCCAAGATATACCGCAAGATACACCTATAGACGAAATGTTATAAACAATTATAAGGAGACTTATTAAATGTCAGACGAAAAATTACAAAATGAAAATCTTCAAGAAGAAATCGTTGAAAGCGAAGTTAAAGAAGAAACAACAGTAGCTGAAGAAAGCGAAGTTAAAGAAGAAGACGTTAAGCCTGAAGAAACAGCTGAGGAAGAACCATCTAAAGAGGAAGCTCCAGCTGAAGATGAAGGTGAAAAAGTTGAAGACACTAAAGAAGAAGTAGAAGAAAAGAAAGAAGACAAAAAAGAAGAGGAAACGGACACTACTCCTTCTGAAGAGACTTCCGAACAAACTGAAGAAAAACCAGAAGAAAAGACTGAGGAAGATTCGGATGTACCCCCTCCTACCGAAGAGGAAGAGGCTACTGAGGAAGAACCAGCTGAAGACGTAGAAAAGGTTAAAGCTGAACTTGAAGCTTTGAGAGAAGCTGAGGAGGAAAGAAAAGGCCTTGAAGATTTAGGCAACCTTGTGCAAAATGTAGAAACTGAGTATAATAGAGTTCTTAATGGAATTCAAAAAGCTCTTAATGACACATTAGACCAATACGGTATCGATAAGACTAAGACTCTTGATGAGTTAAGAAAAGAAGACCCAGCTAAAGCCGTTATAGCTGAAGACCTTATCAGACAAGCTAATGAAGTTAAACAGTTTAATGAAACTAATTTAACTAAACAAGTTCAAGATAAGGGAGCTGAATTAGTATTCAAGAAAGCTGAAAAACTTTTCAATAAATATACTCTATCACACGAACAAGCTGAGGTGGCAGCAGATACATTTATTAACATTATGATGAATGTAGGTGTTAATGACTTAGGTGAAGACTTAGCAGCTAAAGTAGAACTTGCAGCAGCTAGAGCTAAGCTTGTAGTACCTGATGTTGTAAATGAAGCTGAAGTAAAGGATGAAGCCCCAGCAGAAACTGTAGAAGATGTAGTAGACGTTCCAGCAGCTGAAGATACAGCAGAAGAACCAAAGGAAGAAAACAAACCAGAGGAAGAAGAAAAACCCGAAGTTAAAGTTACAGTAGAAAAACCTTCTATTGATGCTTTAAAAGAAGGTGTAGCTGATGGCGATTCTGGAGCAGCTAACTCTAACCCTATTACAGCTGATAACGTATTACAAGTAATGGCTTCAGTACCTTTTAAAAATAGAGTACAATTCTATAAAGACCACGAAGATTTAATTAACGAAGCAGCAAGAAAAAGAAGTAAATAATTATGAGTAAGATAGTAGATATAATTAAAAAGACTTTCAGAATTAATCATACAGTGATTAAGGATGAAGTAAATGAAATCAAAAATCTTAATATTACAGATGAAGACAAAGTTCAAGGTAAAGCAGCAGCTGTACTGGTAGTATCGGCTATGGCAGCATGCGGAGTGTCAATGGGAGCATTAGGCCAACCAGTACTTGAGAAAGTTCTCCCTTATGTAATAAGAGATGCTAAGGATGGTATATCTACCCCAGATAAACTTATAATTAAACGTATCGTTAATGAGATTAAAAAAGAAAAAGAGCAAGGAACTCTTAAAACTCCTGAAGAGAAATTATTAGATAACATGAACAAGCCTATTAGCTAAACTATGGTAGGTTGAGAAGTAATCTCGGAACTTAGTAGCTAGGTCGAATAGGACTTTATATAAATTAAAAGAAAGGAAAAATCAAAATGGCAGGACTACCAGATTATTCAAATAATCCGATTCAATCAGGTAATTATACCCAATCTGCTGGAAACACTAATCCAGTTGGTGACCAGTCAATGGAAATAGCTTTAGCTACCAAGATGCAATTAATCCTTGACCAACCTATGGCTGACGTTGATTCGGGTTTGACAAACAGAGATTTCGAAGGCGATTTCTTTAAAATTGGCGATTCAGTTGCATTAGTAAAACCAGATGTTTCTAGTTTAGCTATTGAGTTTGGCAGAGTTGGTAAAGGTGGTATTGTTGGAGGAGACATTAATACTCAAATCGCTCCAGGAAAACCTCTTGCTGATGGTTCAGATTTATCAGCTGGAACTTACGCTAACAAAGATGCTAGATTAATCCCTGGCAACGTAGCATTTGAAAAAACTGTTATGACAATTAACAAATATGCTAAGTATGCGTTCTATATTTCTGATTTCACTGAAGCTGAAGGTAAATGGAACTATGAAAGTGGTAACTTAGACCTTGCTGCTCAAGAAATGAGAAAGAAACACAACTTAGAAACAGTTCAAATGGTCGTAGATGCTGGTGTAGCAGGAACTGTAGAAACTCTTGGTTCGTCAGCAGCATCTCCTATCACTGTAACTAATGGTGATGAATTATACGAAAAAGTTATCGTAAAAATCTTCGCTAAGTTATATGATAAAGGTGCTATTACAGCTGATGGTCAAATTACTTACGGTTCTAACGCTCAACAAGGCAAAGCAACTCATGGTCAAATCTTCTTGCCTACAGACTTGTATACTGAATTGTTAGTATCTCATTACTTACAAGACAGAAGCACTGTAGCAGCTGATGAAAAAGTTGAAACTGGAAAAGTTAAAACTATAATGGGCTTAGACGTTGCAATCGAACCATCATTGAACCCAGATGCTGACAGACACATCAATTTAACTGGTGCAGCTGACGGTACTCTTTGCATAGTTGCTGGTACAAGAAACTTGATTACTAAAGCTGGCAAAGTATTACCTCCAGATAAATTCCGTTCTCACAAGTTCTTCGCAGATGAATACCACGGAGTTGAAATCTACGGTAAAGAAATTGTAGAACCTAAAGCTGGTGTTTGTGTATTCGTTAAAGTTGGACAATAATAATAATAGTCTACTTTATTTTAATAATGGAGAGGGGCGAGAATCCCTCAAACCTCTCCTTTTTCTTTAAGAATATATTACTATAGGAGATATAAATAAATGATGATAGTTGAAGAGGCATATAATAGATTAGCTACTATAACAGGCTTTCCTTTATATGTTAATGATACCGATACACCTGAAACTGTAAGATTTCTACTTGAGAATCTTTCTGAAGCTTTAAGAAGTCTTATAAGTAAATTATATATAGCAAATAATGTACTAGAGAGAACTGATACTATTAAGACTAAAGTTGGAGAAGAGAAGTATGCTGTATCGGGAATAATAAAGAAAGTTCAATTAATCTTGCATAACGGCTCTGTAAGAGATATCCCTTATAATAATGTATTTGATAAGAATACAGTATTAGATAAATCAAAAGCTGAGAATAATGGAGCGCCTTTAAGCTATGTTATAGAAAAGGGATATTTAAGATTATTGCCTATCCCTAATGGAATTTATACTTTAAAGGTAACTCAGTCAACAACAGACCTTGTGTGGAAGAATAACGATATATCAAGTACTGTCATAGACAATATTAGAGATACTATCATGGCAGACCAAAGATTTTGTAACTTAGTAATACTTAATGCAGCAGCTCTTATATTTGCTAGATGCAGAAATGAAAATGCTCAAATATACGCTAACTTATTCAGAGAATCCTTAGATAGATATATAGAAGAGGATTACGGCAGTATGCAAGCAATCCGTGGATTTGGTGGAGGAAGAGCAGGGCATTATGACTCAGAAGGTGGATTATTAGGTTAGGAGTAAACGAATGGCTTTAAAATTTAATCCATTAAAAACTAGAACAGTAAGAAATGATGGAAGATATGTATTCGGAGATTTCTCTCACGGTTTATATCTACTCGATACACCAAGAACTATAAACGAACAATTAGCATCTTTAGCTCTTGTAGGCGGTAGAAATGTCTGGGCTGAAAAAGGAGCTTTAGTACCTCAATTCGGTTATATGCCAATGGCTCAATTACCAGAGAATGAAATAGTAGCTGGAATAACAAGGGATAGTTATAGCTCATCTTCATTCTTCTTAGTAACTTATGATAGAAATGTTTATCTCTATACTTCTAGCCAAGGACTTAAAAGGTACAAGACTAAACTTCCTACTGTAGATAATCCTATCATGGCTCATAGAGGAACTGATTTAATAATTAATACAGAGGGGAATACTTTTATATTCGGAACTTATGACGATAGTATAACAAACGAAATAACTGATGAGAATGTTCCAGTCCATGACTACTCTACTTATTATACTTTCGCAGTTCCTGTAACCTCTAATATATATTATTGGAATGGTAAGAAGATATCAGTAGATGATACTCACCAAATGAATATAGTTTCTACAAATATAGATGAATCAGGGGAAAATGTAATTATAAGAGCTACTTTCGTAGGAGACCCTAACGATAGACCTACTCTTACAGGAACTGTAACTCTAGGGGAAAAGACTATAAAGCCTGTAACACTTACCTATACGGCTGAAAGCGGAGATTATGGCAATAAGACTCTTGAACCTGAACTTATGGCTATAGCTAGTAATAGATTATTTGTAGTTGATGCTACAGGTAGAATTTACTATTCTGCTATAGGTGTTATAGATAACTTTGAACAGGCTAACGGAGCTGGATTCTTTGAAGGGTTCTATAGCGATTCTTCTAAAACTTTATCTATAGAAGATTATATGGATGGAGTTCTTATATGCAAGGAAAATGGAATTTACTACTTATCATTAAGTAATGATACTATAAATATTAAGAAGATTGCAAACATAGGACAGGAAACAGCTAATGACCATGTTATAGTTAGAGAGTCTGTATATGCATACGATTCTAATTCTGGCTCTATAGTTAATGCTGCTTCAGTAAACGTGTTTGGTAGCATAGTAGCTGGTAATACTATAGTAGATGCTATTTACTTAGATTCTCAAGGAAGAGGTATTTCAAGTAGTCCAAGATGGCTTACTTATAACTCTCTTGAAAACGTAATGATACTTTATTATGGTGCGGATTATACCAGAGGAATGGTATTAAATCTTAATTCTAACTTATACCCAAGAGAACTTGATACTCCAGTAAAATTCTTTATAGGATTTAATCAAGGTGTAATGGGTGTTACAGAAGAGGGGATGATATTCCAAGACTTTAAGAACGGAACAATTATAGAGAATCTTCCAGCTTATGCAGAGTTTGAAGCTATCGGATTGAGAGATAATAGAATGATTTGTAGTTCTATACTTGAAGTTACAGAGCTTAATGGTATAGACTATAAAGTAACTACCTCTAACGCTGGAGGTTCTATTCAAAGTGTTCAACCTATAATCGGATTAGGAACAGAAAATTCTTACTATCCAGAATTAATTTATTCTGATTACGGTAAGAAATTTATAAATAACTCATTTGAATTAGAAACTAGATGGGCTGATAAGAAAGCTTCTCTAACAAGATTGTACGCTCCAATGTCAGGAAGAAATGGAGTTACAATAGGTATTGAATTTCCTAAGAGGGTAGCATTCTGTTTAGCAGCTTTAAGACTACCAGACTTTAGTCAAGGAGAATAACTTAATGAAGTTTAGAGTAATTAATAGAGATGATTGCGTTAAATATCGCAGCGATATATTTCAGGCATATCAATCATGTCATTTAATATTCGATAGTCAAAACCCTTACTGTCCGAGAACTGAAGAGGAGACTCTATACTTTGTCTTAGGTTATGCTTGTGATAGTGAAGATAGTTTAGCCTATGGAGTTTTTGACGATAATGAAGATTACTTATACGGATTAGTTATCTTCGACAATATCAGAGGAACGAAACAAAACACCTGTGCGCAAGTTCATATCGTAAATGATAAATCCGTATTCGGAAGAAAGATAAAGGGAGTTTATGAAGACCTAGTAAGAGCATGCGGAATTGATGTAATATATGCAAAAATACCTTCTATAGCAGTACATTCAATAGCTATGTGTAGGAGACTAGGATTTAAAAAGACAGGATATATTCCTAACGCATTACCTTATGTAAACTCTAAAGGTGAAGAAAATATGTACGATATACAGATATATGTAAAGGAGAATAATAAATAATGGGAATGAATATTAGACCTTGGAATCAAGCGTTTTTGCAAAATTATCAGCAGGCTATGCTAACACCTGAACAAGTTCAAGCTTTAATAGCTCAACAACAGATGCGGAATATAGACCCAAGACTAGCGTATGTAGGCAGTAATGTAATATTTGAACCTCAAGGTGGTGTTATGAGACCTAGGTTTGTAGGAGACCCTATCGACCAGCCTGGAACAGCGAAAAACGTAGAAGACATGAATAAAAGATTAGATGAACTTAACGAATCTATAAATGCAGGCAAGGGAATACCAAAAGTAGATGTAAAAAATTTCCCTCATGATTGGGATTAATAATATGACTAGATTTAAAAGAAAGAAAATAACTGTAGACCAAGCAGGTCGTAAGCACGGATTCAGGTCTGGTTTAGAAGATTCCATGATAAAAGAGCTGGAATCTTATGACATAGAACCTAATTACGAAGCGACTAAATTGGAATATATTATACCAGAAAGTAAACATCAATACACTCCTGACTTTCCTGTAAGCCCTCATATAGTAATAGAGACTAAAGGAAGATGGGTGGTAGAAGACAGACAAAAGATGCTATTACTCATAAAACAATATCCCGATATAGATTTCAGAATGATATTCTATAACGCTAATCAAAAGATTAAAAAGGGAAGTAAAACAAGTTATGCAGATTGGTGCGATAAGAAGGGAATAAAGTGGGCGCATAAACACATCCCAAGAGAATGGCTAGATGATATCTATGACGACCTCGCAGGAAAATATAATAAATCTTAACATAACACTTGAAATATTATTTTAAATATGATATAATGATAGTATGTAATATATAAGGAGAATTTGCAAACATGGCTAAAATGGCTAAGCAGAAACAAACCGATTATACTAGAGGCGGTAAGTTAATATCAGATACTTCTATCCCTCTATACGTAAGTAACTTAGGAAGAATGGATGAATACTTATCAGACCCTCAGAAGAGAATGAATAAGTATTTAACTGATTATTATGATAATGCGACTGCTCAATCTGATTTCTTGAGAAATTATCAAAGAGCTATGTCAGGCCAAACTGGTTTAAATTACTCTGCAACTACTGGAGGGTACACTTCTGAAGGCCAGAGAGCTTATGAAGACCAACAAAGATATCAAAATGACTTAGCTGCAAGATTAAGAGACCAAGGAGTAACTTCAGCTTATAATATGGCTGCTGGAGATTTTGGTAATATGTTAGAAGCTAATAAATCCTATGCTAACGCTTACGGATTAGGAAGACCTTATTCTGATACAGAACAATATAATTATTTAGCCAAGCAAAACAATAGCTTTGGTAGCCAGGCAGCTGGTATAGGCGGAGGCTTACTAAAAGGTGCTGGAGCTGTAGTATCTGCGTTTAATCCTGCTTTAGGTATGGGGCTTATGGGCGCTGGTTCAGCTCTAGGAGGTTTACAAACTCAAGTTCCAGGATTAACTTCTTCAACTTCGACTCAAGGGGTAGGAGTAGGAGATATGTTCGGAGGAAATCAAAGTATAACAAACCTTCAGAAAGCTATAGCCCAACAAGGTCTCTGGGGTCAAAATAGAAAATAAAAGTTTAGGAGATTTAATAAATGGTAAACAGAAACGTTGGAACTAAACAATCAAAAGAATATATAAAAAAGTTAATTGTAGAAGAGGCTAGACGTCAGGGAGTTCCTGAATATTTAGCTTTGGCGGTAGCTGCGCAGGAATCAGGCTTTAATAATGTCGCAGTATCTAAAAAGAATACTGATGGCTCAAGAGACCATGGAGTATTTCAATTAAATGATAGATACCATAAATTAAAAGATGTATATAATCCTATAGAAAATATTCGCTATGGTATCGGGATGTTAAAAGCTGGGTTAAAGAAAAATAAGGGGAATATAGCTAAAACTTTAAGCGATTACAACGCTGGTGCAAATGCTAAAGGGAAAGCTAGAGAACAAGGAAATGCATACGCTCAAAAAGTTATGAATCTTTTTCCTTCTTATGGAGGAGATGTAGTTAATAAAATAGCTCAATCAAGCCCTCAACCAACAGCTCAGATTAATAAACAAGGCGATTTAATTGGGGATACAAGTACATTAAAAGGAGAATCAGGTATGACTGGAGCAGCTTCACCTATAAATCCAGATGATGCAATTCTGCAAGGATATCTTGCTCCTGAAGCGTTGTCAGGATATAAGACTTCGGAACTTGTTAATCAGGTCGCTAGTCCTACATCTGCTCAAGGGATGATTGATAAATTAAGAAGAGAATATGCTGTGGCTAGTAGGGACTTAACTCCTACAGAGAAGCAAATATTAAATAGAAAAGCAAGCCTAGACCCTAATACAATAATAAAGGCTGAAAAACAAAGGCAGGAAGCAGTCTTGCAAGCACAAAAAAATCAGGGAAGTCAAAATCAAGGCATGCTTGATATGATTAATAAAGCTTATGCTGATTACATGTCTAAACTTCAGAATGACTATAGACTACAAAATACTGGCTATCAATTAACTCCAGAAGAAATGCAGAGAACATTACAATTACAAAGAGATGCAGCGGTAATAGGAGATGGCTTCAATCCAATTACTCCAGCTCAAGAAAAAATGTTTCAATATCAAACTCAGATAGCAAATCAATATGGTGTACCTTATGAGCAGTATATGGCAGCTATGGCAGATATTCAAGCTAAGCAGCAAGCAGCTCGACTACAGCAAATACAAGATTATATTACTTTTGCTAAAAATAATGGTGCTACAGACCAAGAGATAATTAAACAGTTAGGAAATACTGAAGGAATAAAACAACTTGTTGCGAATGCCGATATACAGGCTAAATATAGTCAAGCGGTAGCAGCTCCTTATATGACTCAAGCAGGACAATTAAGAGGGGATTATATTAAGGGGATAAATGATATTCTTACAGCCAACCAACAAAATGTTACAGATATTACTAAACAACAAATGGCTAATCAAGCTCAATTATCAGGTGATATATTAAGAGCGCAGACTCAAAAATATGGGTATGATACTACAGCTGGAACAGCTCTTAGGGGTCAAGATGTTGATGCTGCTATAGCAGAAATGCAACAAGGTGCGAAAGATGTCAATGCAGCTGCATCCATGTATGAAGCTATGTCTAATGCTTTAGGATATACTCCAGAACAAAGGGCAGGGATGATAAATGCGCTACCAGCTCAACAACGAAGTATTGTAGTTAATCCTGCAATAGCCCCAGCTCAACTACCTCAGATAATAAATCCTAATAATCAAGCTGGCGGAAATATCAATACTCAGAATCCTTACTCTTTCCAAAACTTAATGAATAGATTTAATGCTAATAGAACTTTACAACAATAATCAAATAGGTATATAATGCAGAATAATATAAATCCAGCAATACAATATCTAAATGCAAATGCTAACAGACCAGTAGAATCTTTGTTTAATACTAGGCCTCAAGGTTTATCGAATGAAGAATTAGCTCGGCAAACAATAGCAGCGATTCCTCAAAACACTCCACCTGTGCAAACTCAAGGGTATACTCCAACGTGGAATATATTAACGAATATAGCGGGAAATGCAGGTGAATATGGAACTGGTTTAAATTATCTATGGCAAAACAGAGGTCAAGCTATTCCTATAATTGCTAAAGGGGTAGGTCAAGCTCTTAAAGATTATTATACTGATATGACCTATAACTACTCCAACCCTTTAGAGAGAGCAGCCAAAGGTGCTTATGATGTCTATAATCTTTTTAACCCTTTTAGACGTTCTATGCAGTGGGAAGATATAAAAGATGTAGTAAGGGGTAAACAGAATGTTGGAGATATAGTAGTAAGGTCTGCTTTAGATGCTTATGCACGGCCTCTTGATTTCGCATTAGATGTATGGATGCTACATGACCTTGGATTCGGTAAGGCTGCTACAAAGGGAGCTAAGACAGTTGCAGAAGATGCAATTAATTTAACAAATAAAAAGGTAAGGTCTGAAAGTATTAAGGTAGCAGACTCAGCTAAAGGTTTTGCTAGATTCTCTGAAGGTGTAAGAGCTAACGCAATTAAAGCCTTTCAAACAGGAGAAAAAGTAGCCGACAAGGAAACTAAGTCAGCATTAAAAGAACTCAAAAAGTTATCTGATAGTTATGATTCACTTGTTAAAGAATTTTCTCCTGATACATGGATACCTGAAAATATATTAACAACTAATCAAAGGTTAGTCGACATTGGTAAAGCTAGTAGTTATGCTGAAGCTGAAAAGATGACAGCCAGATTGTTTAATGATGCTAAAATATTTAAAGGAGCTGAAAAAGCAGCTGATTATGGAGAAGTCGGACTTAAACAAGGATTAGCTGAAATCGAAGGAAGGACACCAGTAAGACCTCTGGTTAATACTATATCTAAAGAAAGAACCCTTACAAAAGAAGGCGAACAGATACTTAAAAATCTAGCTAAAGAGGGGGATGATATAGCTGGAGAGGTATTAGAATCTCAGAAATTATACAATAAGGGTTGGTTAAAGTCAGTACCTCATGGATTGGCTGAGGTTGATACTAGTGTTTCGAATATATTAACAAGAGCAGCTCGAAAAAATAGAGCAGATGAAGCTGGTAGATTTGCAGAGAGAGTCTACGGTAACGCAACTTATGAAGATATAGCTAAACAGGTAGTTGATACCCAAAATTGGTTAGAAAATCAAGCTACTCAATTAGTAGAAAAGGAATTAGGGAGAGAAATCATTAATTCTGGTACTATTGGAGGAGTAAATATAGTAGCTGATGCAGCTGAAAAAGGTGCTAAGTTCGTATCAAGAGCAGAGATAGAAAGCTCTGGATTGCTTCCAGCTTTAGCTAATGCAAAAACAGTAGCTAAGAGTGCTGATGATATTCCTATATCAAAAGGAATGTATAACGCATTAAAAGACCAGCTGGAATTATCAAGAACTTCTAACCCATTCCCTGAAGGATTTTTAAGAGATGCAACTAGCGCAGGCAAAACATCTAAACTTTCTTCTGGTGGATACTTATTCGGTAACTTAATTACAGCTGCTAGTAACTTAGCTATGGATAACTTATTTAATCCTATAACTACAGCAAGAGCATTAGGGGAGGCAGTAGCTTCAAAAGGTCAACTATTAAAAGAGATGGGTATTTATAGACAGGTAGCAAGAAGAAACCCTAAATACTCTAACGATTTAATTAAAGGGTACATGAAGTGGTCGGGAACAAATACTCTAAGTAACGTAGTTAATTATCTTGATGCTAAGATACAGAATATATTTGCTGAAGCAGCTGCTCATACAAGGCTAAGAAGAGAAGGTATAAAATTTGCAGACAGACTAGACCAGCTATCTCTAATGGACAGTCAAAAATTAGCTGATGTAATTAGACACACTCAAAGAGTTGGAAACTTATTTACATCTAAATCTGTAGTACCTAAAGCTTTAAGACAACCTGTTCAATTATTAAATCCATTCTGGAGATGGCCTGATACAGCATTCCAATCAACTAGATATATGTTCCAACAACATCCTCTACTCTCTTACTTTGTTGTAATGGATGTGTTGCCTAAAATTGGGTTCGATAAAGAAATGCAAAATAGAGCTAATCTGAATGTTCAATCCGATAAACCTTTTGTACATTACAGGCAGAATCCTAGAACTGGAAAGATACAAGAAGTAACAGCAGAATTTATGCCTTTGATGAATACTTTAAGAATGACTAATTCTTTATTCTCAGGTGATATAGCTGGGGCTTTTGGTCAGTCAGTTCCAACATTAGGCGCAATATATGGAGCGTTTAAAGGTGTTGATGCTTATGGTAGACCTTTAAGAAGAGCTGAAATGTCTTCTACTGATATTAATAACATGATGACTATTCAAAATGGTAAACGCTATAAGTGGAATCCTCAAACTGGTGGCTTTACTCAAGAAGTAGGTGGAATGGGAGACGAAATAGCTTCAGTTATTCTGAAGGAAACTACAGGTATCCCTAACTTTATTAACAAGACAGCTATGCCTGTATATGCAGGCCTAACAGGTCAAACTTATTATCAACCTTATGGTGGTGCATTATTAGGTACTTTAAATAGGGCTGGATATGGAGATGTGCCTCTTCAATCAGGAAACCCTAGAACTGGTAGAAGTACTCAGGAATTAATGGATTTAATTTCAGGTAGTTACGCTACTGATTACTATCCAGAAAGAAATTACACTACCGCAGGATTCAACAGAAGAGTATTTAGAGGTAATGCTCGTAGAGCTATAGAAGATATGAATTATATGAGGTAATAAATAATATGCCAGAACCGATAGAGAATTTTACACTACCTAGAACTGATTGGGTAGATGAACAAGGAAGAATATATAAAGATGCTTTAATAGATAACCTTAACGCTATTGAAACTAAATTACAAGAGATTCAAGAGTTAGATATATTCGAGGTGACAATTCCTGATGCTTCTGATATACAAGTACCAGATTGTGATTTATCGAGTCCAGATAATACAGTAGTGAATCTAAGGTCATTTCTAGAAATAGTAGATATTGAAAATTATCCTATGGAATGCTCTTTTAACGGTACTAAGTTAGTTAAGCTTACATGGTGGCATAACTACCATTATAATAGAAAAGTTAATGTAGAAACTAATGCAAATGATACTAATAAGTTTGTAAGTTTCAACCCTTCGACTGGAACAGTGACAGCAAGTACAACCGTACCAGCAGATTCAGTGTTAATAGGAATGTTTACAGGTAATCAGATTAGAGGAATTAACTCGAATAAAATGGTAGGTATAAGCTTATTAAAAGCTTTAGCTAACATGTCAATAGAAACATTTAGTTTCTCTAAACCAAGTAATAATCAAATAACTAATTACACTAACGCAGGAAGAAGTATCGGATGGGCGCAAACACAAAAGAAGGGTTCATCTATTAATGTTACATTCAGAGATACAGGAAGGAACTATAGCGAATAATGAGTTTTGATTTCTTTAACACTTCACATCTTGCTTTTGGCTCTAAATTAACTTATGCTTTTAACGAATTAGAAAAGCAATTATCTATAGCTGAAAGAAATATAGAAAAGATAAGTGAATATCTTGAAATAGTAAATCAGTATGCAGGGAGAAACTATAGAGTTCCTCAACCTGACAGTGCTGAATCTCCAGTTAGAACTAATGAGATATTTGACTTGTTTAACGATAAAAAGGCTAGTATTCAGTATTTTTATTATGATGAAAATACAAGTACTATTAATTTGAAATTATTATTATATGACCAAAATAATAATGTAATGACAATGGCTTCAGGAAGTACAACATTGAAAGAAGGCTATTGCTATGTTAAAAAAGCTATAACAAACAATTCTCCAAATAAAACATTATCTTTCGTAGAAAACAAAGATAGCAAAGAAGGAACTATGCTTTTTAAATATAGCGTAGGAAGTAATAACCAAATAAATATTACTGAGATGGGTAGCGATATCCAATTAGAACAAGGAGACGAGTGCGGATATTCTACCATATCAAAAGGTAATAATATCTCATTCCCATATACCGCAAAAGGATATGAATGTATATGTGTAGTCGGAAGAGATAATAACACTGAAGTAACTCTTAACGGAAGAGTAGTAGCTAAAGGTGGAGGGTATAATATGAAAAGACATGTTATATTATACCTTAAAAAGGATGACGTTGTTTCTGGAGGAGGTATATCCTCTGGCTTTAAAATAAATTATAGTAAATAATAAGGAATTATAAATGGTTAAGAAATTTACAGGTCAAGTTAAGGCACAAGATATAAGAGATATATTTGACTCTTTTACTACAGATATAAACAAGATGATAGATGATTATAACGCATCTATAGATGTATCCGATATAGATTTTTCAAAAGGTGGTGCTTCTTTAGGAGCTTATAATTATACTCTTACTGTTGGAGGTTTAAAAACTCTTCTAGCTGCGTGCTCAGGAACTATTATCGGGGTTAAAGTATTTAGAAACGGTAATGGCCTTATTACAACAGAAGGCTTATACGTAACAAATACAGGAGTTAAGAAAATCCCTTCATATTCAGCGACTACTATTGCTGGAAGGTTTATACATTGGAATCCAAATACAAATTCATTTGTAGTTGACAATATCCGAATAGCTCCTTCTCCCTCAGTTCTTGTAGCCGAGATAGAACCAAGAAGAGAAAGAAGTGCCGAGCTTAATGACTTGGGAGATATAGAAATAGAAGGAAATACTCTTAAAATAAAAGTAGGAAACAAATATAAAGCAGAGGAAAGTAGTAACGGTTTTGATTCTTCTAATTCTGCAATATTTATAAGCGGATGCGAAGAGGTAGCTGATGAAGGGCAACAGAAAAGAGCTTTATTATTTAATACTGAAGTTTCTTGGAATCAGCAACCAGGCCATAGAAAAAGAACTTACTGGCAGCTAGTAAATGCTTTATATATTCCTAAAGGAGCAGGCAATCCTTATAACTACCAAAGACATTCTGGAGGCTGGACTGGAGCAGGAAATACTCAAATGACAATGCCAGTCGAAAAGAAATATTCGTAAATTTTTGTAACAAAAGACTTGAATTTTTAATTGGAATATTTTATAATGTAAATATACGGAGAAAATTAAATGACTGTTTCAGACAATTACTACATAGATGCTGTAGTTGTTAGAGGCGAAAGCAAGACACATTCAGTATCTATCAATCAAAAAACAGAAGACGGACTAAGCTTTGAACCGTTTGACCTTAGTGATTACTATATTAGGTTCAGAGTTTTAGGAAGTGCAACTTTAGATGCCTTAGTATTAATAGAGAAAAATATTACTCAGGTATCTGATGAAAATGAGGAAGGTATTATTACTGATGCTTCAAATGGGCAATTTCAATTCCATATTACAGCAGAAGATACTAATACTTTAGGTACTGGAAAATTCCCTATATCAATTGAGGTAATGGATGCAGATACGGAAGAGCCTGTATTTACCCTTACTGAAGGTGGGTATCAAGGAGAATTCAACAAATTGCAAGTTGTGGAGTGCTAAGATGAATACAATAGAAAATTTCGGTGATTATTCAAAAATAACGATAAATTCTAAATATGGAATCTTTGAAGTTCTAGTTGATTCAGATGATGTCGACAAGCTAAATAAAATAACTTGGCATTTTCACTATCAGAGGAATTTATCTAATTATTATATATCAGGTTATGATAAAGCTACAAAGAAACAAGCAAAGATACATAGGTACATAATGAATGCTAAAAAGGGTCAAGTCGTAGACCATATAAATAGAAATACTTTAGATAATAGAAAGTGCAATCTAAGATTTGTTACATATACTGAATCAAATAAAAATAGAAGTTCTTCGTCATACGGACATAAGAAAAGTAATATGAATTTAAAAGGGCTTGGCTTATATCCATATAAAGGATTTATGATGTATGATGTACATTTAAGCGGATGCAAAAGGAAAAGATTTGAAGATATTAATGAAGCAAAAGCCTATTACATAGAATGTTTATTAGGCTACAATAAAATGGAGGTATAGCGAATGCCAGCAGATTTCAATTTTTATATAAATAGACAAGGCGCTAGAGGTAGACAAGGTGTTAAAGGTGAACCAGGTTTTTCTCCTGTAGTAACAGTTAATACTAATACGGCCGAAGCATACATACTTAATATCGAAACAGAAAGCGGAGTTTTAACAACTCCTAACTTAAAATCTACTCCTCTGAATTATATCGCTGGAGCTGGGAATTATGTAATGTATGACCCTTCTACACAGCAGATTTATAACTCTGACGTACCAGATGAATTAGTATTAAGAACCGATTTGGCTACTACTGAAGACCCTGGTATTATTCAAATAGCAGATGCTGAAGACATAGCCGATAGTGCTACTGATGTAGCTGTAACTCCTAAGCAACTAAATGATGCTATAGCAGGAGTTGAAGGTGAAATACCTACAGATTATGTAGACTTAACAAGTGCTCAAAATGTTAGTGGAGTAAAGACTTTTACTAACGGTTTAATCTCCACTGGAGACATAACTCTAAATAATGGTAGAAGAATTGTATTATATAATTCAAGTGATACATCACGAACATTATATATACAAAAATCTACCCAAGATATGCACATAGTAGTTTCTAACGGAAATCAACAAGTTAAAGTTTTAAATGCTACAGATGTAGATGGAACTACTGTATGGGTAAACAACCAAGGGCAATTGTCGGCTAGGGGAGAAGATTTCCCGGATATAATAGACGGAGGCTTAATACATTCCGCACCTACAGGAACATATACATTTGATGTAACGGCTGGAGGCTCTACAGTTACAGTCAATCCTGTTACAGTAACAGCTGGAAGTTATGCTTCTACTGGAAATATACAATTTTATGACACATCAACTAAAAAATTTAATTTTAAACTTAGTGTAAATGATAATTATAGTATAGACTTTGGTGGAGGAATTCTTTCAATATTAAACGAAGAAACTTCAAGATGGGAAGCTTTAGAGATAGGTTCAAGGTCTAACTTCTTGACAGAGGAAATAACTACTAATACGCTACAGGGAGTAAACTTCTCAGTAGATTGGGAAACTCATGTAGTAACTATAACAGATTAATAATATAGGAGAATATAGATAAAATGACAACTAAAAATGCAAAAATACAGTTAAAAAGAGCTAATAGACAATCAACATTAGAGACTGTAAATCCTGTATTATTAGCAGGAGAACCAGTTATAGCTCTTGATACAGGAATCCTTAAAATAGGTGATGGAGTAAGTACTTATACTCAATTACCAGAAATAGGAGCAAGCCCAGACCTATCGGCTTATGTAACTAAAACAGAGCTACAAACAGATTTGGAAGATTATGTAGAAAAAACAGACGTAGCTTCTTCTGATGATTTTGGAGTAGTAAAAGTAGATGGCTCGAGTATCACTTCTAATAATGGAGTTATAAGTGCGAGTACTTCAACTCTTACTATTAGGAGGTGGTCTTAATGACATTAAGATTAGGTAATAAGAAAGTTTGTCCTACTAAATTAGTCAAGGTTGAGAAATATCTCGTATCTAATATTATAAAAAGAGGCTCGCTTTCAGATAATAACGGCTTACTAAGTAACTTTAGTAATGATAATTATGGTATTATAGATTTAATTCCTACTAATGTAACTAGCTTTGAATTTAACCTTGATTTTATAACTCCTAGTAATAGCGCTACTACATATGAACAAGCTGTAATAGGTAATACAGGCGAAAATAGAACTACCCCTCAAATTGAGGTTGAGGAAGGGGTATTCAGGATGCTGTGTTCTACTGATGGTTCATCTTGGGATGCAAGAATAACATGCAGTATTGCTGCTAATACTCATTATACAGCAAAACTTTTATGGGATGGTTCTATTATTTCAGGGTACATAAAGGATGATAATGGAAATATTACAAATCTTACAGTTGAAACTTCTAATTCTTTAACTTCATTATATTGGGTTAATAATGCAGCTGTAGGTTGGGATGGAACTGGAACATTCTGGAAGGGAAGTATAGACCTTAATAATTGTTCACTTAAAATTAACGGTCAAGAAGTATGGCAGGGCATAGTATCACAAGGAACAAGAGTTTAATAATAAGGAGAATGGATAAATGTCGCAAAATTATACGGATACAAATATAAGTAATATGATATTAAATGACATGACCGAGGCTCAGTTTGCTGAGCTTACTAATGTTGACTCTAATCAGCTGTATTTAACGGAAGACACGTCAGAAAGCACAACTAATAAAGTTACATCTTTATCTAGTTCTAGCACTGATAATCAGTATCCATCAGCTAAGTGTGTTTACGACTTAGTCGGAGATGTTGAATCATTATTAAATAATATTAATTCAGGGAGCTAATAAATTATGTCAATATCAAATGAAATACAAAAATTACAAACAAATTTAGCTAATTCATACGAGGCATGTAACGATAAAGGTGCAACAATGCCAGCTAGTCAAAACTTTGATAATCTGGCTGATTGTATTGATAGCATCCCTACTGGTTCTACCTTAAAATATACGGTAGTAGTAGAAGAAGAAATAAAGCAAGTACAAGTACAAATTGAAATACGGGAGAATATATAAAATGTTATTAAGAAATTATTGTAATTGTTTACAATGGAAACAATACGTAGATGGTAACTATCAAAACTATATCAAAACCACGGCAGGGGTAACTAAAAGTTTTGACTTCGTTACGCAAGTTCCACGTTCTGCTTCTTTTAAGGCTTATGGGGAATATAATACGAACTATGTCGCAACAAATTATATCGGTTTAGCTATAGGGAGTGGTACAACTCCAGTAACTTTTGACGATTATAAAATTGAACAACCAAATACAACATTAACAGACGGTGGGCATTATTTAAAAGTTGGAACAGGATATGGGAATAATTCAATTTGTGTATATACTCAAATTGTTGCAAATGAAACTTCAGACCCTATAACAATTTCAGAATTGGGTGTCATGGGAGCTTATTCGGTAGATACTCCAGATAGAAGTCATTCGCAAGTTTTATATACAAGAGATGTAATAACTCCTGTAACAATAGGAGTTGGCGAGACAAAAACATTTGTACTAACAATAGACTTTGCTCAAATGAGTACAACAGCAAACGCATCATAGTTAACATAAGAGGAGTAAAACAAATGGGATGTAAAGGTAAAAAAGGAAAAGGCAGATAATATGGATTTATTAGGTTTAGCAATAGTATTATTAATAGTAATGATAATTACAAGTGATTAATATAAGGAGATTTTAAAAATGGCAGAACAAGAAAACAGTAAAAAGCAAGAGTTTGCAAAAGGTGTATTCGTAAAAGAAGTAGCTGGAGGTAAAATTATTAACCTCTCTATTAACGTAGAACAATTCTGTGAAAATGAAATTAATGAAGGTGGCTATATTAACATAGACCTTAAAAAATCTAAATCAGGTAAATTGTTCGCAGTTATTAATGACTGGAAGCCAGACAAGAAATAAAACAGAATAGACTTATAAAGCATACTAAACAAAAACTTCCCATGTGTTAAAGGGAATTTATAAAAAGGAGACCGAAACTATGACAGAAATTATTTTAATATTTACCTTGTTAAATACTTTAATGATTATTGGTGGAGGTCTCTTTTACTTTAAAAGAAACTTTATTATACTCGATATAGACACTTACAATGAATTAGCTGAAGTTTATAACGAAGCGGTAGATGAAGCCCAAGCTTCCGAAGAGAAACCTGGCGGTTATGGATTCTTTCAAGAATATCTAAATGATGAACCGATAGAAGAAGAGGATGAATAAACATGATAGATGATAAATGTATCGAGGCGATAAAACTATTAAGAGAATTTAAAAATTCTTGTCATCTCATATTAGGGTATAAGGTATATCATACTTGCTCTACTTTCAATATAGGATTCAGCAAGCCAGCCGAGTTAGTTATCGTTAGATACTATCCATCAGTTAATGTAGGTTTACTTCTGGAAGTAAGGAAGTCTAATGCAATAGTCTCTCTATTCTCAAAGAAGATAGATTGCGATGAAGAAGAACCAGATGCAGATTCTTTATATAGGAAGCTACCAATAACAGGAAAAGAGATAGTTGCAATAATTAAAAGGCTAGAAAGAGATAACAAGAAAATAGATAGAGAAATATTGAATGAGTTCGCAAGACATGGAACTATAAGGTTAAAACCTGAAGAACTCCAAGAGATTACAGAATACGATTCTATCATGACCAGAATATGCGAATTAATATTGTGTACGATTAATTCAAAAACTCATACAATATTTTATTCAAATTTTGCATTAAAAGGAAAAATAAGGGCTGCTAAAACCGCATGATAAATTTTAGGGATATAGGTGTATACGCATTTTTTATCATGTGGAATTAACCCCCTATTATTTTTCAAAATACCCCCAAAATCATACCTCTAATATACAACTTAATCAAAATAAATGACAAGGAAAATTAGATGAAATTATACGCAATAAAAGATTTTAATTCTTTGAAATATTACGACAGAAGAAAACATGACTTAGAAGAGTTTAATTGTAATACTCAGCTCTTCATGACAAAGGCTGATGCTATGAGAAAGATTGAGGGAATATTATTAGAGGGATATGAATATCCTGCATGTGATTTAGCTAACGAGTTAGCATGGGCTTATTTAGAAAAGCTATACGGAAAGCCGAGATGGTTTATAGATACGAACATGGATGAGTACGCATTAGTAAAAGCTTCGTTTAGGTTATCTGCTGTAGAAATAGAGGTTAAACTAGATGGCAACTAGAACCGAACAAGAGATTAAAGCTGAAATGGATAAGGTAAGAAAGTATGCCAGTAAAGAAGGATGTACCCCAGCAGCATTCAAAAGAATCTCTAAGAAGCTTGAAGACCTCTGGCATGACATAGGAACTATAAGCTTTGATGATATAGATATATTATGTATGTTCTTAAATGAAAAGAAATCTTATAATTTATATTGGACTATGTTAAGATTGGCTTATGATAATAAAATAATGATAATTAAAAAGGATGATGGTTTTTATTACTTAGACTGGATTCCATTCTAGTACACGTTTTTGATAGTTGTATAATTATATGAACACAGACAATCACTTTAAAAAACTTTATAGCTGGATGTTGGGAAGTCGAAAATTTGACAGCCCAGCTGAGCTATTGTTTTATGCTATCTGTTATTCATATCCAGGCCATCAGTATAAAGGCAGCATTACTCACCTAGCTAAACTTATGTGTTGTTCGGAGAGTACTATTAAAAGAATCGCTAAAGCTTTAAATGAGAAAGAGGTTATAAATAAAGTCGAGACTACATGCGCAAATGGAAGAGCTGTAATATATAAAACAGTTTCCCTGTTTGATGGATGTATCGATACGGAGGGGCTGCCAGAGTTTGAGCAGGAGTTCTGGAGCAGTAGAGAAAGTAATAATTAAGAAAACTCATCAGTTCAAATTGACCTTATGTTGAGTTCAAATTGACCTTATGTCGAGGTCAAAATGACCTATAATTAGATAATATATTATATAATATATCAGATTATGTCGAATTATCTATTTTAACATCTGTAATATACATTACGATAATTCTCCAAGATAGTTGTTTAAGATATATAATCTTTAAAGATACTTATACACGTTTTTGTTGTTGATAGTTATAAGACATCTGTATAGATGTATATATAAAGATGTATTGTATAACTGTACTTTACACTTTACATATATCGTAAAAGCCTAAGCCTCCCCCTACCCCCTCCAGGCCTTTTGCGTAGGGAAGCGTGGCGCATGTTCTCCTTTTGCACGTTTTTATGTTATGTTTTTATTATTACTACATAATTTTACTACTTTATCATCCTACTTAACCTTCCCGATTTCTTTCATGAAAATTCTTATATATGGGATTCGTGCATAAACCTATAAAGGCGCGTAAAGGGGCAAAATTTGGGGGGAGGGTTATTCGACGTTATACCCCCTTATAAAATTTTATGAAAGGTATTTTAATCTTGTACTTTGTAAATGTATATAAAATATAATTGTAAATAATTATTAAGTATATATATAATATACTTGTAACATATTTTAATAAATTTATTTACATTTACTTATGTAGTATTTTATATGTAGCAAAATAAAATAGTTCTAAAGTATTAGAAAAATATATAAAAAATAGTTCTTTAGAAGGATGTATTTTACTTTCAGATGTCGTATAATAAAAATGTAAGGACAAGTAAACAAGTTTATATAAGTTATATAACTTTAATACTTTACTTATAACAGTACATTTTAAAATTGAATAGAATTATATTATATACAAGTTGCAAGATTGAAACTTAACATATAATATTATAATATGCGAGTAGTTAGTTACCTACTATAAAAAACACTATAAAATAAATTGCATATATAATAATAATATATAATAACTAAGTATTAAGAATTGTAACAATATAAAATATAAGACTTGACATTTTAAAATAAATCGGTTATAATAGAAGTATGAAAGACATATAACAAAGATATAAATTAACAAAGACACAAAACAAACGTGTACAAGATAAGTACAAACCGACTGATTAAGAGAACATAGTTAAGACAGCGGTATATAAATCAAACTAACTATGCGTGCGCTTGCAAACCGTATGGGCAGACACTAGATGAGGGAGGACGTAGCTATATTTTTTTTATAGGGTATTACATACAAGATACTTTATAACAAGATATATATACAACAGACTAGAAAACGTGTATAAGATATGAAATAATAGGAGGATGTACAAATGAGAAATGTTATAACAACTTATTATATTGGATTAAATGACAAAGACACGCACAAGCAAGAGAAGACAACGCAAGAGGCGCTCAACATCATTGAAGATGTTATGGGCTTGGCAAGGATTGAAAGCTACACAACTAGCACGGTTGAAGGTCATTATAAAAGAGAATTAGAAAACACTATCAAAGTTGAGCTAGTTGGAATGATATTAAGTGAACATTATGTAAACTTATTGAAAGATAGACTCAATCAGGAATGTATCATGGTTATATGTAAGGAATGTGAAAGCCATTTTATATAATTATATGGAGGTTTATAAAATGAGTCATATAATAGCAAGTAACGGATATATAAACATATCATATATTGATTATGGAATAGATGACTATGTAGTATTATCAGATGATACTAGATGTATGATACATTATGATGAGGATGTAGCATACTTTTATTATAATAATGTTAAGTATAATCTAGGTGAATTTATAAGAGTATAATAACAAAGAGGTATAATAAAATGATTGACTTTACAAACGCTGTTCTATGGAATAAGGAAAAACTACATAAGACTATTAGATATATAAAAGAGAATTGTATTTTAAAACAAGTTACATCTCAATACTTAACTTTTATATATTGTCAAACTAATAGAGAATACAAACAATACAATGTAATATCAGTGAAAGATAGAAAAACAAACAAGGATTATAAGTTTACAAGTTTTAAGAACTTAGTATCATACTTTTATTGGTATATATTAAAATAATTGGAGGGATAACAAATGTATAAGGATTTTCAAAACTGTAATTGCGTTTTAATAACTATATGTAAGGATGATGTAATAATAGCTTATAATTATTTCATAGATATGTTTAATAAGTATCACTCATCAACTACTAGAATGAATGACAGTGAATTAAATGTCATATCATTCAAGCCTGATGAGATACATAAGTTTAATAATATAGTTGATAACTTAAATATGTCAACCGCAGTTTTGAATACTGAATTGAATGTCACTTTACAACTAACTAATAAAATATAATTAGAATAATATGGAGGGATTACAAAAATGAATAATAAAGTTAAGGATACAAATTTTGAAAATATTTACTATTACATGGGTTGTTACATCCTAATAGATGAAAAGGCTAAAATGTATTATGTTTCAAGAAAGAGTTGTGCAGGCGGATACAACGGAAGTAAAGAGTTTGCTATAAACTTAGCTGTAAAACACATTGATGAAACAGAAAAGAATGATAACGAACTATATGAAAACATAGAACGTAAGTTATGTAATTTAGTTAAGAAAGACTTAGCAAACATGGTATATAATGTAGTACAACATAATAAGTAAATAGAATAATCTTAAAATAATATGGAGGGATTACAGATGAAACTTAATAATAAAATAATTATTGAAAAGATGAAAGACTTAATAAAAGAAAATCTTAGCTTGAATGATTTTCAAAAGTACTTGAAAGAATTCAAATATGAATATGATTTTAATATATTTCAATATGGTAACTTAGATATATATGATTATGACTTATACAAGAGGCTTGAGGATTTTGGAGTAACTACAAAAGCCGTGATTGAATATTCAAAAGTGTTAGACTTTGGATGTACTTATAAACACAGAGAGAATATCAGGAAAGACTATAAAACATTAGTTCGTAGAGCTGCAAGAAGTCTTTACTCTGATATACGTTTCGGAAGACTTAATGAAAATGATTTTATAAAATAGATGTAATAATCAAATGAGGTAAATATATTATGTTAGAATTAGTACATAAGATTATTTATAGTTATGATACGCATTCAGTAATCGAAGAAAAATTTTATATCAATAAAGAGACATGCACAATGTATCAGTTCTATAATATATTACATAAACATAATAATCTGATTTACATTTCAGAAATGAATAAAACATCGAATAAAACAATATACAAACAAGTATATAAAAGTCATTAAAATGGAGGGATTTAAAAATGACTACAGAAAAATACAATGAAACTATATACCATCAAAAAAGAATAGCAGGCAAATGGTACACAGTAGATGAAGACAACATGGGTGATAATTACACTATTGATAATTGGAATATGGCAACATCCTATGAAACAATGAAATGGTTTAGAAGTATTGGAAGTAGACAAAGAATAAAAGTCCGAGTAAATAGCAAGGGCAAATATATCAGGGATATATATAGTTATGCTCCGCACGATAATGATTATAGAAACTTAATAAGATTTACGGAGTTATAATAATAATAGTAAAATAATGGAGGGATAATTAAATGACAGTATTTAATATTACAAAGGCAGTAAATAAAAGCCTAGTTAATGCCATTGAAAGATACTTGAATAATGGAAGAGTAGATATACTCTATACTGATTGGGGTAACAACTTCGGAGTAAGATTTAAAACAAGGAATAATCATGGAATTAAGAAAATAAAATTCAAAGTAGTTAATAAAGTATTATGGAAAGAATTAGGATGTAAGCCTGTAACAAAGTTTACATCATGCCCTAAGATTGACGCAAGGAACGCTTATAAAGTAAGACATTATGGAAGATATAATATAAAACTGGAGGGATAATTAAAATGCAGACTTATGATAATGATACAAATGATTTAAACGCTTGTAATTATAAGATGTTTCTTTACACTGTAAGAAACTTAGCAAGCTCTCAAGGATTTTATAGCAGATTACAAAATGAAATAAACTCATGGGATGAAGATAAACAAGAGGAGGTAAAGAACTATTTAAACAATCTACCTCAAAGGTTTAATGAACCAGTAGATGTAATATTATTTTTGGAGCAATAGTAACATGATAAGAATTATAATAATAACATTAATAAGTCTATGGGCAATAACTAACATTATCCCATTAGTAAATTTTCTAACAGAGCCACCAGTGCTTATAATAGCAATTATATATTTATCTTTCTTATACTTTGATGAAAAGAAAGCTCATAACGATTTGAGAGAAGAATTGAAACGGAGGAGGATACTATGAAACTAATAGATAATAGAAAAATTAAAAAAGGAAGTAAAATAACTGTTAGAAGAATTGAAGATAATAATATTTTAACATTTGAATTCTACTATGTAGGTTATAAACATACAAACTTTCAACTAATTAAACAAAGTAAATATACACCAGTATTAGGATGTGGCTATTACTCTCGCAAAGATAAGCTGAATGATTGGTTTAATAATAACGGTAAGTTTATTATTTTAAATGTAGAATATTAATAACGGAGGTATAATATGGTTGATTATGCTTTGAAAGTACTTGATAAAGATAGATTATATTTCTATTCGGATAATGCGAAATTATACAAAAAAGTTATAGAAATGTATCAAGATTTTATTAAGAGAATTGAAGATTTAACATATCAATCTATCTATAATGAGTATGTAAAATATGACTACGAACCATTCGCAGTTGACGGATTTCGAGTAACATGTGATATAGTAACAGTAAGAAATCAAGCAGAATTTTTATACTATCTTATAGATAATTATTTAAACAATATAAATGTACTTGAGGATAGTTATAAATTAAAAGTTTATACGGATGAATTGCATCCGACAGTAAAGATTAAATAACCTTAAAGTTCATCATGAGGGGTATGTTGGAGAGTCCATACCCTAACCCTTTTCTCATGATTGTTTCACTTTCTAATATGTCCTTTCATATATGACTCTCCGCTTTTTCTTTTTCGGACGGACACTAATACGTCCGTAAGGACGGACACTAGCATTTTCTTTCGCATGTCCTTGCAAATTTGAAAAGGTTGAAAACTTTGTACGCTTTTAAAAATGGGAATATCCCCTGAGGGATTATATAAACAAGATTAATTAAACCAACTCTCTTTCTCTTTTGTTGTATATTAGGGGCAGAGTATACAACACAGACTATCCCTCCTTTTCTTTATGTAAGTTATTATTCTGCCCCATTTTTTTTTAAGCCGAGGGAAGTTAGATATATGTGGGTAAACTAGTTCTCCATATCTAGGTGCAAATCCTAGCCTCGGCAACTTTAACGGAGGTATTAAACAAATGTACGCATTTAAAATATTGTTTGAGGATAGAGATAACGGCAAGAAGTATGAATACATCACGGAGGCAGGTAAACTACTACCTGATGTAGAAATAAAATGGAAGTCATATGTTGATGAGAAGTTTGGTAAAGATAGAAAATTTAAAATATTAAGAATAGAACAAGGATTGAAAAGAATATAGAATAAAGGAGGATTAATATGATTAAACATCAGATTACAATTACATTTGAGTTGGATGACAAAGATTACAAAAGATATGATAAGAATATCGACAGTGCCATAGACATGATATTACCTTGGGGTGCCGATTATGAAGTACATGAAAATGAATATGAGGAGGATGAAGAGTAAATGCAAGTAATGAGAGTATGCAGTAAATGTGGACAAGAATACTATATAGATAGTACAGATGATGTAGACTTATGTCATGAATGCTACCAAGAGTTGAGTACCGTAGTTAATTCTAGGGATGAGTCTATAACAGATTGGATGAAAGATTTAAAAGTTAGAAATACAGTTATAAATTTTCTAAAATATGGGAGGACTTAATAAATGGCAAGAGTAAATTACAAAGAGATAGTTGATGATTTAAAAGACTATTTAAAGTCTGAAATAATGTTTACAAAGACTCTTGTAAACGATTATACTGATAGTGAATATAATAGAGGTCTTAAATCGGCTTACTTAGATAGCTTGAAGACTCTTGAAATATATTTAGAATATGCAAAACGTAAAGGAGGAAGATAAAATATGAGCGCAGAAAATATCAAAGAGCTAAAGAAATATGCAGAGTTTATAGGTATGAACCCTGATTTTTATGATATTAGCGAGCAAGTATATAACGGCAAGGCTGAGACAGTATTGACATGGTATATAGATAAAGAACATACGCAAGAGTTAGAGTCCCATTATAGATTAGATTAAGGAGGAACATTATGAATACAGATTTATTTAAAGTTAATTTAAAACAATTAGACGTAGCTCAAATTAAAGTACCTAATAACTTAATTATACATTTACTACATCAAGACAGTTTTTATTCAAACGAGCAAGTCCCTGATGTATCAGGATATTATTACAATACATACGAGATTGATGAAAAGATTAAAGATATAGAAGACCTAAAGAGTTTAGGATTATATTCAATAGCAAACGAATTAAAATCTTTTCTTGAATACGGTAAGTATTTACTTGAGACTTCCTATGCTGATATTATAGAATTCGTGGAGGATTTCGGATAATGACGCAACTAATTATTCAAGAGGCAGGACTACAGTTGGCTGCTTTGCTGGCAGTTGGAATACTCATGATAGGAGTACTTTGTGTTATAGTTATATTAAAAGATGGAGATATTTAAAATGAGAAAAAATACAACAAAATTATTTATTACTACAATAGTATTAGGATTGATTACAACCTTACCAGTATCAGCTGATATAACTGGTAAATTTATGGAAGGTAATAACTTTGAAACCGTAATGGATATCGGTAACATTAAATCTATTGAAACATGGGAGCAACCTAGAACGCAGTATACACCAAAGAACCTAGTATCAGAGCAACAAGTCAGGTACAGTGGTACGGATAAGAATGGAAGAGGAGCTTACTCTTACACTCAACACTTTACAGATTATGATACTAAGATAACTGGTAGTTATATTCAGGATGATAAGTATTTCATTAAAGATAATCTAGGCAGAAGTTATCAGACTGGTGAGCGAGTTGACTTAACGCCTATAAACAATCAGATGACTAGCTTACAAAATCAGATAGATACTAATTCTCAAAGGATTAATAAGCTCGATAACAAGTTAGAGTCAGGCTTAGCAACAGTATCAGCATTGACAGCGTTACATCCCAACCCTAGATTTACAGGTAAGACTGAGGTATCTGTAGGCATGGGTATGTATGCCGATAATGTAGCAGGAGCTATAGGAATATTTCATCACTTCAATGATAGAGTAATGATGAATGTGGCAGCTAGTTACGGCGGAGACAGTCAATGGGCTGGCAGTTGTGGTGTTACATTTGGAATAGGGAGAATGAAATAATGACAGATATAATTAAATCAGACTTAAAATTCAGATATGATAAGATGTTAAGACTTAACCCTAACAAAGTGAAGATTATTATACTACATCATATCTGCGCAAGCAACATGACAGTTGAAGACATACATAAGATACATCTACGCAACGGCTGGGCTGGAATTGGATACCATTACTACATAAGAAAAGATGGCTCAGTATATGAAGGAAGACCTGATGTATATGTTGGTAGCCACTGTCAAGGGAATAACTCATGCTCAATAGGTATAGCATTTGAAGGAGATTTCAGAAAAGATAAACCAACAGACGAGCAGATTAAAGCTTGTAGAGAAGTATGTAAACTTGTTAAAAGTAAATATAAAAACATCTACAAAATCCTGAACCATAGAGACCTGTGCAAAACTCTATGCCCTGTAGCTAACTTAAAAGAAATGGTAGGCGCAGCATGTATACAATAAAAAATATGGATTGCGAGTATTCCTCCAAGAATGGAGGCACAGCATGTTTGAATTAATGTTATGTTTTATATTTGTAGCTGGATTACTTCTAACAGAAAAACTTATGTATGATGTAATTAGATAAAGGAGCAAACTAATGAATAAAGAAATAGAAGAACTAAAAGCAGAAAACGAACGGCTGAAAGAGGAAAATTATCAGTTACAAAAAGATTGTCAAATATGCGAAAACTTCATTGATTTTATCCCTTGTAAACCTATACGAGATATGGATTACGATTTACAAAAGGTTATAAACCAACGAGATAAATACTACAAGACCTTGAAAGAGATAAGGGCTATTGCGGAAGATACCATAAAAACAACAGGAATGATTTCAGCAGGATTTATTATACAAAAGATAACCAAAGTGGAGGAATATTAATATTATGATTACTAAAAGATGTAGACGTCAGACAATATCAGATAGCAAGATAACGGATGACGTATTTAAAAAGATATTAGAAAAGTTTTTATACAGTCGAGATGATATAACTAATATCACACAGAGAGATATAATTGAGTTCTCTCTACCATTAAAACTCTCTAACTTAACAATAGCTAGATTA